TCTTGATCGCTTCCCATGCTGCCGTGATCGTCTCTTTGCAGTTCTCCCAGATGAACCGGAACGGAACCGTGATCAGCTGGAAGGCCGCGCTGATCAGTTCCACGATGAACATGATCGCGACCTGAATGACGCTTTTGATTCCTTCCCAGATCGTCGAAACTGTTTCCGCGACCGTCGTGAAGATCGTGCTGATCGTCGTCCAGACGGTCGTGCAGAATGTCGTGACGGTCGTGCTGATCGTTGTCCAGATCGTCGTGAAGAACGTGCTGATACCGTTCCAGATGCCTTCGAAGAACGTCTTGATATTCGTCCAGGCTTCTGACCAGCTTGTCCCGAAGAATCCCAGGAAGACGTCTGCGACGCCCTGGATCGCCGTCAGCACGCCGCTGAAGACGCCCTTGATGCCTTCCCAGATCGCCCCGAAGATCTCCTGCACGCCTGTCCATGCCTGTGTCCAGTTCCCTGTAAACAGGCCGATGAAGACGTCCAGCAGCCCCGTGATGATGCCGAAGGCCGTTTCCAGTACCGTCGCCACGATGCCGAAGGCCGCTTCGAATACGGGCGCTAACAGGTTGCAGAACCCGTCCCAGATCGCGCCGATTGCCTGCGTGACTGACTGAAAGTTAATTCCCAGTGCTGACAGCCTTTCCTGTATGCCGCCGACGAATTCCTGGAAGGCGCCTTTGATCCGCTCCCAGATCGCGATGATCGCGTTCCGGAAGTCTTCGTTCGTCCTCCACAGATGGATGAATGCCGCCACCAGCACGGCGATGACGCCGATCACGATTCCGATCGGCGATGTCAGGAAGCTGAACGCCGACGACAGTCCTGTCTGTGCCTTCGCAAGTATCCCGGATGCGCCGCCCGCTTTCGTGTACCACTCGACCATGTTCCCGATCTGCGTGGACACCTGACCCGTGAATATGATCATTTTTCCCAGCGCGACCAGTAAAGGCCCTGCTGCCGCCACGACCAGACCGATCCGGATGATCGCCTGCTTCTGTCCTTCGTCCATGTTGTTCAGCTTGTCCACGAAGTCCTGAATCTTGCCGACGACTTCGCGGATCTTCGGCATCAGCAGTTCACCGAAGCTGATCGCCAGTTCTTCCAGCTGTGACTTCAGGATGGTCAGCTGTCCCTGTAGGTTGTCCTGCTGCACCTCTGCCATCTTTTCAGCCGCGCCGGATGCGCCGCCGATCTTCGCGCGCAGATTGTCGAATGCTTCCCCGGAATCCTGAATCAGGAAGTTCGCGCCACGCAGTGATGCCGTGTCGAAGATCTGCCCCATGACGCTGTTGTAGTCCTCTTCGGACAGTTCGCCCAGCTTGCCCCGCAGATCTGTCAGAACGTCCTGAAGCGGCCTTGCCTTGCCCTCTGAATCGTAGGCGGACACGCCCAGCGCATCCAGTGCGTCCTTCGCCGTCGATGTCGGCTGATACAGGTTCTTCAGGACGCGCTGAAGCATGTTTCCGCCTTCAGCTGCGGATATATTGTGATTTCCCAGAATTCCCAGCGCTGTCGCTGTGTCTTCGAATGACTGGCCTGTGATGGATGCCTGGCCTGCTGCCTGTGCAAGTCCTGCGCCGAAGTCAGACACGGATCCCTTCGCACTGGATGCCGTGACCGCCAGAACGTCCGCGACCTTCGAAGCGTCCTGCGTCTTCATGCCGAAGCCGGACATGATGCCCGTCGCATAGTCTGCGGCCTGCGCGATGCCGATGTTACCAGCCGCTGCCAGATTCAGCGTCGCAGGCAGCGCGGAATAGATGTCATCCGTGTCCATGCCTGCCATCGCAAGGATGTTGATCGCGTCCGCTGCTTCACTGGCGGAAAACTTTGTGTCCTTTCCCATCGTCCGCGCCAGCTTCGACAGCGCGTCCATCGTGTTGACCGTTTCGCCGTTCAGCTTCGACGTGGAATCCTTCGTCAGACCCATCGTCGCCTGAACCTGTGACATCGAAGTGTCGAAGTTCGCGGCAGTCTTCACTGCTGCCGTTCCCAGTCCGACCGTCGCCATAGACGCGGGCATGATCGCTTCGCCGACCTTCGTGATCGTTCCGCCGATCTTGTTCGCCTTCTCTGCGTAGGCATCGAACGGCGCCCGTGCCAGTTCCGCGTTCACGTTCCGCAGCTGTACTTCCAGTTCTGCCAGCTTCGCCTTTGAAGATGTGACCGCGCCTTCCTGCTTCGTGATCGCTGTTTCTGTCTTCTGGATGCTTCTTTCTGTGTTTCCCAGCTGTGACTGTAGCTTTTCGTACTCTGCCTTCAGCTTCTTCGTCTGTTCAGAATCTTCGCCTGTGGCCTTCGCACTTGCTTCGTACGCCTTCTTCGCCGCTTCGACCTTCGTCTTCAGCGTGTCGTGCGTCGATTTCTGCTGTTCCAGCGCCTGCTTCAGCTTTGCGTGCTGTGCTTCGTTCTTTTCGACGATGTCTTTCTGAAGTCCTACTTTGCCAGTCAGTTCTGTGACCTTCGCCCGAAGGCCGTCCTGT